CGCGCTCGACATCGATGTCGCCTGACTTGACGCCGGCCAGCACGTCGAAAAGGTGGCCGCGCAAGGCGTCCATGGTGTTCGTGGTCATTCGGTGATCTCCTGGTGTTGTTGCCGGGTGCGGCGGTTGATCTGGCGGCGGATGCAGCCGACGAGTTGGTAGGCGAGCGCGGCTTCCTTGGGCAGCCGATGCACGCTGTTGCGGCGCATGAGTTCGGCGCGCGTCACCAGCTCGAGGTTGTGGATGTCGAAGTTGCGCTTGTCGCCGTCGATGAAGCACAGCGCGTAGCCGGCCGGCACGGTGCGCCCGTGCATGCGCCACACCAGGTGGTGGATGGCCACGTAGTCGCGGCGCGTGCATCCGGTATCGGCGGTCTTGCGTAGCAGATAGCCCTCCTTGCTGGTGCGATCGCTGCCGATCGGCATCCAGGTGTGCGGTCGGTGGCCAGGCTGGAACATCGTCTCGAGCGTGCGACCGCGCGGGGGGTGCGGCTTGCCCTTGTTGTAGGGCGCGTTCCCGGTCTGCCATTGCGTGCGCCGTGCGGGGTGGCTTGGGTCGGCCATGGCGGCGCGGGCGCGCTCGGCGATCCACTCGGAGGTTTTGCGCAGCCCGAGTTGGCGGGCCTTGAGCTCGATGGAGCGCACCCCGCGGCCGGTGCGCTCGGAGATCTCGCGGGCGGTGTGGTCGGGGAACAGCCTGCGCAGCTCGGCAACCTCGTCGTCCGTCCATCGGGCGTAGCGCGGGATCATGCTGGCTCCGCGTCGTCGTCGTCGGCGATGCGCCACACGTGCACGCGTTTGCCGTCGGTGCCGAGCTCGCGGGTTCGCGTCACCTGGCCGGCTTCGAGCAGCATGGCGAGCTGGCTTGCGGCCATGCTGCGCGTGATCTCGATCTCGGCCATGACGTCTGCGAGGGTGACGTGGTCACGCTTGCGCATGAGCTGCAGCAGCGCGTCGGTGATCTCGGAGACCGCGCGGCGTTTGGCGACATTCTTCAACGCCGCAGCGCGGTGCTTGTCACGGATGGCCTCGCGGCGCATCTGCGACGGGGTGGGTGGCACCGGGGCGAGGCCCAGCGAGAGGGCGATGATGTCCACGACGCGCCTCAGAAAACGACGAGGTGCGGGTCGAGCGCTGCGGCGTGGTCGAGCACGCCCATGGCGTCGGCGGACGAGCAGACGAATTGCGCTCCGTTGAGCGCCTGGATGCTCACGCTGTCGCTCTTGGCACGGATCACGATCTCCTGACCGTCGGCAAGGAAGCAGCGGACGGCGTCGATCAGGTCCTTGAGCTCGACGGTTTCGAGGTCGGGCGCGGGGTCGGCCTGCTGCGCGAGCTGAGCGAGCAGGTCTTTCGCGTGCTCGTCGGCGCGCGCGATCTCGGTGTGCAATGCGGTCACCTGGTGCTGCAGGCTGGCGTTCAGGCCCTGGAGCTTCTCGATCAGCGCGCGGGCGTTTTGCAGCTCGTCTTCGACGCCGCGCAGTTCGGTTTCGTGCCGCTGTGTCATGTTGGTCCTTGTGGGTGGTTGATCCATGCGGCTGGCGCCCGATCTACTCGGCCGCCATGCGGATGGATGCCCGGTTACGCTCTCCGGGCCTCCGGTACAAAGCTCAGCGCGGTGCGCGTGAGTCCGGTCGTAGTAAGGGTTAAGGCGTGCCGAACAGCAGCGGTACGCCGGCCTTGGTGCGGATCAGCTCAACCGTTTCGCGGCAGGCGTCTTCGAGCACGCGATCGGCGCGCTGCAGGTCGAACCAGAACTTGATCTCGCCGCTGTTGCGGTCGATGCGGTAGCGCAGCAAGGCCTCGATCGAGTAGGGCGTGCCGCCAGCGAAGGGGCGCAGACCGAGAGTGAACTTGCGGAACACCTCGAGCTTGCCCTTCGTGGCGCTGTCGCCCTCTTCGGTGAATTCAAGCTGCACCATGCCGTTGGCGAGGTTGACCGCGCTTCCGTACTTGACCTTGCGGGTTTCCTGCAGCGTGAGCACGAAGTTGAGCACCTCGCCGCCGGCAGGGTCTGCGATGTCGCCGAGGTTCGCCTCGAGGAAGAAGCCGAACTCGGCCTGCGTCATGGTCTTGCCGGTCTGCTCCGTCCAGCGCTTCCACTCCTCGGTGAAGCGCGGCTGAAAAACCGCGCGGTGGTCGCGCCAGCCGGCAGCATCTTCGCCGTGGTCGTTGAGCACCGCTACGGCCTGTACGCGCTGCTTGGCATAGTCGGCGTCGACGGACACAACGCAGTCGCTCAGGCTGCCGTGGCGCTTGACCTGGGCAATGAAGCTCTCGACGTCGTGCATGGTCGTGGTGCCGGTCTTGCGCCCCGGCGCGGCAAGGTGCTCGGTGTGGTGCTTGAGGTTGTAGCCGTCCGGGATGGCGGCGAGATAGCCGTGCTCCGATTGGCTCAGGACGAACGGCTTGCGGGCCATCTGCTCGATGTGCTCAACGGCGCCGGGGTTCAGTGCGAGGTCTTCCATTTTCGGTCCTTGCGGGGTGTGGTTGTTAGGTGGTCGGGGTGTTAGCCGACCTTGCTTTCCGGCCTGTCCGGTCGTGCCCGCCGCATTTACGTGCTGCCCAGCCAGGCACAGCAACAGGGAGGCGCTCGTCACCACGTCACGACCTGCCGGTGATATGTCCCCTCCGCCGGCCGGGGTCGTGAGTGTTCAGGGGGTGGCGTCGGCCACGTGGGTGGCCGCGCTGGAGGCAATGCCGCGCTCGGTGGCGGCGTCGTGCGCTTCGAGCAGGCCGTAGCCGCCGAACACCAGCACCACGGCCAGCACGCGCGCCCACATGGGCAGGGGGTTGCCATCGGTGCGCGCGCGGTGCCAGCGCAGTGGGCGCGACCAATCGGGGGTCGGATTCATGTTCATGCTCTGGTCCTCCAGGCAAGGGCCGCCACGCCCGCGCCGAGGAGGGCGAGCGTGCCGGGTTCGGGCAGCGGCCGCGGCGCTGCGTGGTGTTGCGGGACGACGGGCTCGCGCTGGGTCGGCGCGGGGGGGTCTGCGGGGCTGCAGTCCTTGCCAGCGCCGCTGCACGGCGGGATCTCGACGCGAACGTCCGGCGCGGGCGTGCCCTGCGGCAGCGGGCGCACCGTCGCAGCGGCGGGGCGGTAGAGCTCTGGCGGCGTGGCGGCGACCAGGCCGGCGCCGATCGCGCATACGAGCGCGAGCATGCCGACTGACCCTTCGAGGCGGCCGATGCGCCGCTGACGGCGCATGGAGCCGGGCGGCAGGTAGCGGACGCGCTTCATGCGGCCCTCCCGGCGAGCTTGCGAAGGGCGGTCTCGATCGGCACGCCCGCGGCGGCCATGCGGCAGGCGGCGCGTAGGTGGTGATGTGGCCGACCTCTGCCGACCAGGCGAGCAGGTCGACGTAGTCGCGCATGAGGGCGTTGGTGCGGCGGGTCATGCGGTCATCTCGTCCAGGCAGTAGGTGCGGACCTCGGAAAGCACACGCTCGCCGCCGCGCTTGTCGGTCTCGTCGGCGATGATCAGCAGCGTGGCCGCCAGGCGGCGAAGCTGCGCCGCGCTGAACTCGGCCCCGTCGCCGGGCAGGTTGTGCAGGACCGCCAGCGGTGCTCCGTGGCGGTCCTTCGTGTGCTTCACGATCAGCGTGCGGTCCATGGTCGGCTCCCGGTGGCGTGTGGTTGGTGCTGATGCGGTGACAGTATCCATATACGGCTAATGATTGTCAAGCCATAGATGGCGAATTTTTCACGCATAACAGCCGCGTGTATTCTCAACGCATCTATCAGCGGAGGAGCTCATGAAGGCCTTGTTATTTGCGTTTTTTGCGACCGTGCTCCCCGCTGGTGCTGAGGCTCAGGTGCACAAGTGCCGGCAACCTAACGGTGCATATGTCTACTCCGACCTGCCGTGTCCGCGTGACACCCAGAAGTCGGAGACACCAAACCTCACGAATGCCAATCCGCAGGGCCGCGCACCAATGAGCATGGACACCGGTCCGCTGAGTCCGATCGACTTCGGAGATACCACGCATAGCCGATTCCGGAAGGCGCGCGCGATCATCGAGAGTCTCCGCATTGACGCGCGAGAATGCGAATGGGACATGAAGGTGACGAAGCGCCATCTGCCGTGTATGAAGTTTCTGCAGCAGATGATTGAAGGGCGCGAGTGGTCTCAGGCCGTAGGCGCGCTCGGGCCTGTGATGCTTGACGAGGCTTTCGTCGCGCAGAACGCCATCGAAGTGCAATCCATGGTCCGCGACATGGAAGATGTTGTGAGAATCAAGGAGTTGGCCGTGCTTAGGGCGCGGTGAGCACGTAGATTCCGCAAGGCGTGACGTATATCACGCGAGTCGCTCGCGGCAGGGGAACTTGATGATCGTGGCGCTGCGGCCAGTCACGCCGACCGTTTCCTGGTCGCCGTGCCGAACTGGTGCGCCGCATCATCAATGGCCTGCTTCAGGCACCCCTGCACATACGCGCGCGCCTCTGCGGGCAGGGCCTCGTAAGCAGATTGGCTCACAAGCGGGAATGGCCAGACATACGGGCTGCCCGAGTCTGCCGCAGGAATCGCGCTTTGCATATTGGGCGAAGGTAATAGGTAGCTGGATAGCGCCGACGGAAGATCGGCTTTCTTCTCGGCAGCCGGGGCGAGTAGGTCAGCGGGCGCGCGCCCAAAAGCGGCTGCGATCTTGGCTAGGTTCTCGATCGTCAGATTGCCTTCGCCCTTGCGGGCCCGTCGGATCGTGCCGAATCCAACGCCAGAGCGCGATTCAAGCTTCTGCAGCGTGTCGAGTGCAGGGGTTTGCTTCATCCAGGCACTGAGATTGGCTGCAACAGTTGCGGTGATGTCCATATAAGGATTGTCCCGAAACGAGCAAGCCATGTGCGGCTATTGCATTTAGCCATCTATGGCTATAAAGTCCACTGCATGGATACCCCGCTGAACCTCTACGCCTACGTGATGGGCTGCTTTCGTGCTCGTGCGATCCCACAGCGAAAGGTCGCTGATGAGTCGGGTGTGCCGTTCTCGACGGTGGCGAAGATCGCGCAGGGCAGCGTCACCGACCCGAGCGTGCACACCGTCCAGAAGCTCGCGGACTACTTCGCAAGCAAGGGCGTCGAGACCCCCACCGAATCCCACGAGGCCGCGTAAATGAGCGCTCCGAACCTTCCCCGCCGCATGCCCGGCCCCGGCGTCGATCTCAACAAGGACTACACCGGCGACGATTACGACCGCACCGGCTGCGTCGCCAGCATCGCCGTGACGCAGCACGGTTACATTCTCTCCATCTTCGCCCCCAACGGCGCGCGGATGGAGAGCTATCGCGGCGTCAAGCGCGCCGAAGACGTGGCCCGCATGCTGCGCGAGTGGTGCGAGGGCAAGGTGCCCCGGCTGCCAGCGCCGAATCAGTCGGAGCCGAAGTCGTGCGTGATCTCGTAAAGCTCGCCGAACTCGATGTTGATGATCGCGGGCGTGGCGTTGTCGGGCCTGTACAGCCTGGGTTTGGCGCGGCTGAACGTCAGGTCGCCGTTGCCGAACGTGATCTCGGTGTCGTCCGGCAGATCCCGCATCCATTCGAGCTTGGCCTTCAGGTCTCCCAGCGTGATGGTCTTGAGTTTCATGGTGCGCTCCTGTGGTGATGAACATGGTGGGTGAGATCTCCAATTCTATCCGCATGGGGCGTGCCGCCCGTTTCCCTGTCTCCCTGCACCTCCTCTCGGGGAAGTTCGAGCCGGCTGTGGCATTGGCTGCGGCCGGCTCACTTTTTTCGCAGGTCGAGGCGCTGGTCTGACGGTTTCACGATAAGCGCGGGCACTGATAACCGCGCACAACTGCCGATAGGAGGTTGCATCCATGGTTATCGAACAAGATCACGTCCAGCTGACACTGGACATGGACCCGGGCCTGGCGGAGCGCTACAGCTCGCTCAAGGAGTGCGTGGCGGCCGGGGTGTATCGGCACGGCCTCAAGCGTGCGGCGAGCAAGCTGTTCGTCTATCCGGGCAACCTGAGCGTGATGCTGTCTGGCGATGGCCAGCGGCATTTCGACCTCGATCTGCTGGAGCAGTACATCGAGGCCTTCGACGATGTCACGCCCATCCTCTACCTGGTGGCGAAGTACTGCGGCGACCGCATGGCCGACCAGTCCGACGCACTGCAGCGGGTGCAGTCGCTGCTCGAGCAGCTGCCCGGCCTGCTGGATGCGGCGGGCGTGAAGTCGTCTGGAAAGGGGAAGCGGGGGTCGCGCCATGCGTGACGACACGCTGCGCCAGGAAGAGATGGCGGTGACCCGCCTGGCGCGCCGCAAGCGGCCCGATCTGCTGCCGCAGCGCCCGCAAGGTGTTGAGGGGTTGGTGTGGGATGCGCTGGTGCTCGAGGCGCGCCCGCTGCAGGTCAAGGAAATCGAGACACTCACCGAGCTCGGCAAGGTGCAGGTGTGCAAGGCGATCGGGCGCTTGAAGAAGCGTGGCGTGGTCGATGGCTACCGCGTGCCGGGTTATCCCACGGGCTACCGCATGGCCTATCACCTGGTGGCGGCGTGAACGGGATCTACCTCACCCCCGAAGAGCTCAATGTGCTGTCGCGCTGCTCGGGCGTGGCGGTGAAGGCTTATCTGCGAATCCGCGCGCGCATGGATATCGCCACCGGTCAGGTGGGCGTGAAGTCGGGCCTGAGCTACCAGGCCCTGCGCGAATGGACCGAGGAGGCGGTGGAGAAGGGCGCGGGCGAGCAGGTCGTCCAGCCCACGCTGCGCGGCATCCGAACGGCTGTGGATCAGCTGGTACGCCGCGGGCTGCTGCGCCGTGCCAAGTGCGAGCGGCTCGTTTTCAAGTGCGTTCTGGCGGCTGTCGCGAACGCACGTCCAAATCAAACCCGACATGAACCCGGCAGGGCAAAAACGGCCGAACCCGGCACGGCACCCGACACCGAACCCGACACGAACCCGGCAGGGCAAAAACAGCCGAACCCGGCACACATCAGAGGTCGGAGTAAACCGTCTACTCCCCAAGCGGCGTCTACAGCTGAACCGGGATTGGAGCCCGAGGCGGGCGTCGCAGGTGCCATCGCCGCTTTCTGGTCTGCAAAGAAGGTCGGCAGCGACCGGCCGGAAGAGCAGCTCTCACGCCGGGCCACGTCGATGGCGGTGCTGCTGCGCCAGGAGCAGATCCCGGCGCAGGCGCTGAACCCGACGCTGCTCGGTTGGGCAGAGCAAGGCATCCGTGACGAGCAGCTGCGCGCGGCGGTCGTACTGGCCCGCCAGCGGCGGGAGGCAGAAGGCAGCCTGCAGCCGATCAACGTGGGGTATCTCAACGCCTGCCTGCAGTCCGTCCTGAAGCCGCCGAAGCCCAAGGCGGATGCGTGGTGGCTGTCGGTGGGCGCGATGGAAGCCAAGGCGCGCGAGCTGGGCATTGCGGGTGCGCGGCCGGGCGAGGAGATGGATGCGTTCAAGGCGCGCATCACGGACGCCCTGCGGCGGCAGCAGGCCGGAGCGGCAGCATGAAGACGCGCGGCCTGGTCGAGACGTTTGCACAGCGCTGGCTGGCCGATCGTGGCGTGTGGCGGCCGGGTGCGTCGCTTGCGGAGAACATGCAGCGGTGCGCCGAGGCTCGCCAGCGGTGGCAGACCATGGGGGCTGCGCCGGGTAAGGA